GTAGCCGCATCAGTGGACGATATGAACGTCATCCACTCGCCGAAATAATCGAATGTGGCGGCGAGGTATCCGACTTGCGGTAACACGAACGTCCCGCCCGTCACCGTCTTGCCCGTGAAGGTCAGCGCGCTCGGCAGCGAGAGCGTCGGCGTCGTCGTGCCGGTCACGGTGATTTCGTTCGCTGTGCCGGTGATGGATGTTACTCCTCCTGCCGCTGCGGGCTTCGGCGTAATCCACGCCCTCAAGTCGGTGTTGCTGGTGATTGCTCCGGCGCTCGCAACAACCGTTGCCAGCGGGTAGCTGCCAGCCGTGAATGCCGTGGTGTTGACGCTGGCCACGCCCGCCGCCGTCACCTCGATGTAGTTCGTCGCGTTGGTGATTGCGAGGCTGCTTTGCGCTGCCACGAATGCGCCGTTCGCCGCGTAGCCTGCGGCGACGTTGACGAGCAGGCCGGTGCCGTTCGTGACTAGGAAATCGTTGCGACTCAGCATCGTTGACGGGTTCGCGTCCGTGTCTCTCAAGGTGTCCGCATCCACCGAATACTTGCGCCGCTGCGTCTTTTTGAAGGTGCCGCTCCCAGCGGACACTTCCCACTTTACCTCGATGCTGCAATCATACCGCGTCACGCCAGCCGTGAACTTCGCCAGCATCTCCGACGTATTCAGCGACAGGCTGAACGTGTATGGCGCACCATCCGGTTCTGGCCGCGTCGCCGTCGTGTAGGCAAGCAGCACGTCAGACGGGTCGTTCCACGACTTCACGCCGATCTGGATCGCCGTTCCAGCCGGAAGACGGAAAGGCACCCCGCCCTTCATAAAGGTGAGCGTGCCAGGGATTGTCTCGCCACGCACGGGCGGCACTGGGCCGAGACTGAGCCGGCGGGAATCTACATCTACAATGAGCTGCATAGGAAAATACCGTGCTCGAAAATTGGTGTCAGGAGTTTTGCCAGGTTGGGATTAGAAAGCACATCCCGTGAGGCACGGCTGCCCTGACGAACAGCCGCACCCCACAGAAAGCGTGTAAGTGCCTTACACTACGCCGGATACGGAGTTGCGCTATACTGCGGATTCAACGCACTCCGCGCGCAGCGGATAACTGCGCCGAACGTGGTGTATTGCGGCATCGAGCCGAGCATGAAGACACCGTTGAAGATGCCCGTGCTGCCCTGCTTGTTCGTGTCGGTGCGGTAGTTCAGGAACTCCCACATGCCGCGGTAGTTCACGTTGTTGAACGTGGTGCCGTTGGTGTTCGCCACGCTGCCGGGAAACATGATTTCCATGAGGCGGGGGTGGAAGAGGATCACATCCTCCCACAGCGCGGTTTCGTAGTCGGGGTTCCGCTCCAGCTTGTAGCCGCCGACGTTGGCGGTCTTGAAGTAGAACGGTTCCACTTTGACCCACGCGCCGTTGGTGTAGTTCCAGCGCGCAGCCACCGAGGTCTTGAGCAACTGGAGGCCGTTGATCGGAGGCTGGGTGACGTTGAGCGGCTTGAGCAGTTCCGGCACGCGGTCGCGATTCCAGCGGAAGTTGTCGAGCTGTGGCGTCGCGACCATGAGGTTGCGGGCCTGCTGTTGGCTGGTGATGAGGCCATGCACGGGCGCACCGTCGTCGGTCGCCAGCGAGTCCTCGAATGCGCCGTCACGGTTGACCTGATCCTGAAGGTCAATCAGGAACGGCATCGTGAGGGCTGTCGGGAGCGCCGCGCCTGCGTTTTGGAGCGCGCCGCCATCGTTGAACGTGCCAACCGTGCCGGAGCCGTTGTTGGTCGAGACGATGCCGTTGCGTGTGAAGACGTACTTGTTGGCGCAGAGCGTCACGTAGTCGTATGTGAACTTCTCGGCGAGCATCCAGTTCGTGATGTCGGCGAGGTTCTTCTTGATCATGCCGAACTGCCGTTCACCGTCGAACGCAGCCGCCAGATCCCGCACGCAGAAGCGCGGCGAGTTGATCTGGATGTGCTGCAAGCCGAACAGGGTCTTGCTGGTGCCCTGCTGGAGATTGATCTCCGGCGGCGAGCAGTTGTTCTGCGCGGTGGTGCCGAAGCCGGCGGTGCCGATGTCCTGCCATCCGCCGCTGGCTGCCCATGCGGGGTTGAACACGCTGCCGCCGTCCGAGTAGGTGTCAGACGGGGCTGGGAGGGTGCGCTCGACTTGCGTGACGGCGACTTGGTAGCCCATGCCGTCCGACCAACTGCCCTGCTGGACGAGACCGAGCATGGGGGAGGTCATAATGCCGCGGTGAAGGATTTCGCCGGGGAGCATACGCCCCGTTTCTTGAAGTAATACGTTCTCGATTTGCTGAACTGCCATGTGGTAATTGTAGGTTCTTGGGGCAGTGCGTTCTGCGTGCAGCTCCACACTGCCGGGTGTGGATGAGAAGTTCAGAAAATCCTTCCGATGGAAGGGGCTGACTTCGGTTCTGACAGCAGATAATTTTTTCGACCCATCGCGGGGTCGCCGATGCTAAACAGGCATCGGGCGTGCGGCAAAAATACCTCCAAACTTCCGCTTGGCAAGAAAAATCTTTTGTGTATTTTCAGGGCATCAGCATCCGCTGTCTGCCGATTCAATCCGGCATCCAAAATTCACAACGCCCCGCCCGCGCCTCGGCTTTCTGTCGAGGGATTGACGCAGGCGGGGCACCTTTTGAAATGAAGAAGCTCGATTTGACTGAAGATGAACTAAAGCAGCGCAAGCGTCAGCAGGCCCGCGAGGCGACAAAGCGATGGAGGGAGCGAAATCCGCAAGCCAGCAAGGAGAGGAGTCGGAAATATGCGTTGGAGTATTACTACAAGAACCGAGCAAAGTGCGCCGAAAAATCCGCAAAATTTAGAGCGACCCATAAGGGCGAGATGACCATCTACAACGCCGAGTATCGGGCGGCAAACAAGGCTAAACTCGACGCCTACATGAAGGAGTGGTACAGGAGAAACAAGGATACTCTTACGGTGCGCAGGAAGGCGAATTACGAAGTCATTCGCGACGCTCACCTTGCGCAGAAGCGTGAATACTACATCAAGAATCGAGATGCGATTCGCGCCAAGAAAAAGATGAACCGCGAGCCGGAGCGACGCAACGAGGACATCCGCCGCGCGAGGAAGTCAGGCGCAACGGTCGGCGATCTGCGACTCATCGCTGAGTGGGAGAAACGCTGGAGGCGGAAGCTGCTGGTCCGCTGCTATTGGTGCCGGTCTGACATCAAGCCATCAGTAGCGACGAGGGATCACATCGTCCCGCTGGCGCGTGGTGGCGAGCATTCCGTGTCGAATTTAGTGGTGTCTTGCGGCTCCTGTAATTCAAAGAAGCACGCTCGATCGCTCGACAAGTGGAACGCGACACTGGAGCAGCCGGTGCTGCTCTAGCGTTTTGAGAACGGATTCCACGCGGTGCCAGTTGGCGTGACTTCCGCGCGCCTCTCCCGCGCAGCCGGATCACCGCCTGCGCTCGGCGTTGCGCCTTTGAGTTCGCTGTTGTGCCGTTTGAGGCGGGCGATCTCCGCGTTGGCGGCTTCAAGCTGCCGCACGGCGAGCGGGAATGCCGCTGCCTGCGCGGTGAGGCGGACGCGCTCGGCGACTGGCTGCTCGGAGAACCACTTGTCGTCAGCCGCTTCCACGAAGCCGCGCACTGAATTGACGCGCTCCGCCAGTTCTTTGTCGGCGGTGTCCTTGAGGAATGGCGCGGCGGCGAGCACGGATTCGTCCCACACCTTCGGGATTGCGGCCTTCCTCTCGCTCACGTTCTTCGCCGCGGCGAGATCGCGCTGCTCGCGCTCTTGGGCGAGAGTGTTGTTGTAGATGTCCTTGGCCTTGGCGAGCACTTCGTTGCGCTTCTCTTGGAGCTTCGCGTGGTCGTCCAGAAGCCCGGCCAGCTTGTCGGCCTTACGCTTGGGCCAGTCAGCAGTCACGTCCTCGAACCTATTGTCCTGCGCGCGGCCTTTGAGTGAGGCGAGTTCGATCAGGTCTTCGGCTGCCACGTCGTAGTCGGCGGAGAATTCCTTAAACTGCGCCTCGATTTCGCTCATCGGTTTGGCGATTTCGTTCTTGAACATCTGCGTCTTTTCCACGCGGCTGCCGGCGAGTTCCGATTCCTGCTCGTCAATGCGCTTTTGCAGCGCCTCGCGTTCCTTTTGAAGTGACTGCACCGCGTCGCTATCTGGCGCGGTTTTCTTTGCAGCTTCCAGTTCAGCGCGGATGGCGGCGGCTTCGGCGAGCGCGGCCTTGGCTTGCCGTTTGGATTCCCTCGCGTCAAAGTTGCTTTGCTTGAGGTGTTCACGTGCCGACTTCGACATGCCCTTCGATGCGTCCTCGATCCGCTTGTTGAGTTCGTCGTCCGTCGTCTCGTCCGTGATCTCAGACTTTGCGGTGGTTTCCTTGACGGGTTCGGCTTTCGTTTTTTCCGGTTCCGCGATCTCGGGCGCTTCGACCTTCTCGCCGCCGGGCGTTTTCTCTGCCAGCTTCTTCAGGTTTGCGAGCGTCATCGGCTCGTAGTTGCTCGGAGCCGGATCGGGGTCTTGAAGTCTCGCGGAGCGCGCGGTGTGCTCTTTCAGCACGGCGTCGTCTTTGATTTCGGCGAAAGGCTGAAACGTGAGCGGTTCAGCGACGGGTAGTGTGGCGGTTTCGGCAGGCATGGTGTCAGGGTTCTTGTTGTTGTTTGGTGAGATTGTATGTGTCCTCTGGCGTCATCATCGTGTGCGCGTCGGACTCTTGATGCGGCTTTTCCGGCTTTTGGGTCAGTCGCACCAGGTCGTCGAGTGCGTCGTGCTTGCCTGCAATTTGCGCGGCGCGAATGGCGATGGATTCGATGCTGAGCGTGCCGATCACGTTTGGGCGGCTGACGCCTCGGATGGTGGCGAATGCCTCGCGGAGAATCGGCAGTTCGAGCACCTTTTCGAGTTCGCGCTGTTTGCCGCGGTTGGATCGCCATTCGGCGGGTGTGGTGAAGTCAGGCATGATGTCAGGGTTTTAAGGGATCAGACGTTTGGCGTGCGTGCCGTCCGGTTGGTCACGAAGTCGCTACGGCTTGCGGGAGGTAGTTCAGCGGCCATCGGTTCGCCGACCGCCATCTTTGCCAGCCTGTCGGCGTTGGCCTTGTTGATGGCGATGGACATCTTCACGTCGCTTTCGCGCTTGCGAATCTCTATCTTGGTCTGAACGTCCGCGACTTTCAGTTGTTGCTCGGTCTGAAATTTGCGCACGCTCATTTCCATTTCAGCCTGCATCTTCGCGATCTTCGCTTGTTCCACCGGGTCGGGCTGTTCCTGTTGCGCGGCTTCTGATGCGCGCTCGTCGAGTGCCTTCTGGAGTTGGCGCACGTAGGTCATCCACATGGCGGAATAATCACTGAGCGCCTTCCGGTAGCTGGCTGCGAGTTCCGCGCGTGTCGGGTCTGACGCCATCGCCTGAACGTGCCGTTCAGTGTGCGGAATCAGTAGCGCGAGAAATGCAATCTGCGGTTGAAGCTCGGTGATGTCGCCCTGCTCGCCGTTGTTACGCCAGTCCTCCAGCGTCTTGATCGCGGATGCGATGTCCGGGCCGGGGTCGTTTCCGCCCATGTGAACCATCGCGTGAATGGTGTGGTTCTGACCGTCCAGCGGGTCAATGTTTCCGCCGCCGAACATAAGCGCGTTCTCCATCTGCGCGAAGCCTTGGTCGAGCACGGGGCGGGGCTTGTCCTGCAAGGGCATGTAGCGTTGCGCCCTGCGGTTGCCGACCAGAAGCGTCACGCTGTCGTGGAGGAACATCGCGCGCCCGCGCTCGTCAAACGTCGGCATTAGCTGCGTCATCCGATCCATTGTGGCCTGCTGTGCGCCAGGTGAACCCGCGCCGATGGCCCGCACTTCGTTCACGCGCTCCACCGCCATGATCATTTCCGTCGTGATGCCGCGCCGTCCGCACCGAATCACGAACTGTTCTACTTCCGGGAAGTCGTCGTATCGCTCGTTCTTGATGATCTCCTGCGTCCTGCGGAACATTTCGCGAAGTAGCCGCTTCCACGAACGGTTAAACATATTCACCGATGATGTGTTTAGGGCTGAGCCTGTGTTCTGCTCTGCTTGAAGCTGGTATTTCGTCATCACCGGACTGCCGGGGTTGGCGTTTCCTGCGCCGATTGTGGGGCTGACAGCATCGAGCTTGTTACCAAGGAAGTTCATCACCGGCATCGTGGTGCGGGTGTGATCCTGAATGCCCTGCTCTACGTAGTCCACTTCCGGCGAGATGATCGCCATGCCGTTACTGATTACGATGGGAGATTCGTCGAGTGCGTTTGCGTTCGACTTTTTCAGCATCGTGGTGGTTCCAAGGCGGAACTGGTTCACCAGATCGTTCAGCATCTTGTTCTCGGTTTGAACGAACGGGAACTGGTCATACCCTTGGCCGCGGATGCTGTGGTAGTAGCCGTCGCCGACGTTGAGACAGAAGATCGTGAAGCAGTTCGATTCAGGAGGGAACCGCGAGACTTTCTTGTAGAGGAAATCCGCGCTGTTGTCCACGCCGTCGCGAGATCCAGCCGGGTCGCGCTCGGCAATGTAGTGCGAGAAACTGCCGTCAAATTCTCGTATCCAGCCGTGAACCAGATACACCCTCGCATTTGTGGAGTAGCTGCTTTGCAGATCGTTCCCCTTGATCATCTGACTGAGCTTACCCCATTCTGGCCCCCACCTGTTCGGCAGCCGCTTTCCGGCAAAAGCCGTGGCGCGAACCAGCGCCCTCTTTACCGCCTCCACATTCCAGCCGGTTTCCTCGGCGGCTTTTTCGTTCTCGATCATCTGATAGAGCGCGCTCGGGATCTCGTCTTTCGTCTGTAAAAGGATGTCCACGAACTCCTCGGAGTTTCGGGTGTCGCGAGGAATCAGGAAGTTATCGAGGCCGGCAGCGTCGAACCGCCAGTCGAAATCCTTCGGGAAATGCGCCAGGCTGACGCCGTGCTCGATGAACTCCTTTGCCAGCAGTTGAAATCGCGGGTCGAAGTCATTCCAGTCGCGGATCATCACCGTCCACTCCTCGGCCACAGTGTCCTCCGCGTTCTGGCGTGTCGTGTCGTCGTAAAGGTTGATCGGAATCTCAGCCGCGATGAACGCCTTGAGGGTGTCCAGCATGTCGTTATAGACCGTAGTAGAGCGGACGATACGGGCCTTTGCGGAGCCGAAGTTCAGATTACTTCCGCCGAATGTCGCGGCCCTTTTCTTCGTCGAGGTCGCGTATGGTGCTGCGCCGTTGATCTGTTGGCGGATGCCATACCGCTGCATGGCTGAGAGCGAATCGTCCTGCAACATCCGCCAGTAAATGCTCTGGAGCGCGGCGGCGTCCTTGAGTCTCGCACCGGGCGGCTTGCCCTTCATCGGGAATGGAGCCAACTCGTTTGGGGTGCCTTGCGTGATCTCGTTGCTCATGTGGATTTAGGGTGTGCGGCGAATTGGTAGCCTCTGCGGCGCTTGGCTCGCCTGCCGCGCCGAAACTTTCGGCACGGATTGGGTTTTTCCGCTTTTGGCGTAAAAACCCACGCATGTCCATCATTTTCCTCAGAAATCTGCATTATTTCCGCTGGAATCTCGCGTTTTTTCGTTTCCGCTGAAAGCAGGCGCACGAGGCTTCCGTCCTTGCAGCCATGAAGAAACACCGCGTCCGTTCGCACAGGCCGCGTCATTGAGCGTCCAGACAGCGCCACGCGCAGGGTTGCCGGATCGCATTCGATGCGGTCGCCTTCCCATCGGTAGTTCGCCGTGCTCCAATTATCCTGCATAAGCGGGCAATTTCTGGCGTGCGGTCGAATGTCTTTCGCAATGGCGAGATCGAATGCGTCCAAGCATGTAAGATGCGCCATCGTGTAAGCTCTAAGACTCGGCGGATACACCGCGCAGCCGCACATATGCTCGCCGATTTTGTGCAGCGTGTTGCCGCCGAGGTCAACGTAGGTGTTGTCGATCACGCCCATGAACGGCACTGATGGATTCTCGTTGTAGGCGTCGGCAATCATGTCCGCCCATCCGCGGCGAATCGGCGTGCAGTCCGGCTCCACGAACATCCACGGTCGCCCCATCGTTTCGGCTGCGACGACGCACTGGCGGAAGATGTCGTTCGGGGCGGTGGGCCACGATTGATGCGTGATGAGGGCGTTGATGGCGACGGGCGGCGTGCGCCAGCCGCACTTGCGAGCATTCATCGCCACTGTCTCGCGCTGGAGCGGCGAGAGTTCTTCAGAGTACGCCAGCAACAGATCGTGACGCGGGTAAGGTCCGAGTTTGCGAATCCACTCCATCAGCGGCACGGCGAGGTGGATGTCGTTTTTGGAGAATGGAAAGACGATCAGCATTATTGTCCGAATCCGTAGTCAATCTCCACTTCGACTTCCGGCTCCCAACCGCCAGACGACTCAGCGCCGTCGCCTTGCCCGATGTCCTCAAGGTTCATCGGTAAAGCCATCCTGTCGGATCGGATGGCGTGATCGCGCAGCTTCCGCCAGTTCTCGGCGCTCGTGACATTCTGCGCGACCGCAACTTCGGAGCGAAACCGGAATCGCTTCCGGCAAAGGTCGAGCAGGATCGCCAGCGAATCTCCTGCGTCCGGGCTTCGCCTGATTCGCTTGCGCATGACCTTCTTGCTCTCCACGGCCCGCTTGGTGCCGTTGAGTCCCTGCTTGCGCAGCACTTCCCTGCGCGCCAACAGGTCGTCAATAATCTCAGTGGTCAGCCCTTTGATTTGACCGCTGCGGATGTAGTCCTTGATGACCAGCCAAAGCTCCGAAACCCTGTCGGCGTAAAGCTCGTTGCACGGCTTTGAGTCGATCCCGTGCGTCAAGTCTGACGCTCTGCCGTTGAAGTCCACCGCATGAAGAACGGAGTTCCCCACCATGTTGGAAATGATGGGTCCGATCTCGCCCGCTGGCCCGGTGGAGTCGTATGCCATGTTCTCCGGCGTGATGCCGTGCTCGCGGCAGATGGCTACGAACTGCGCGGCGATCTGGAAGTTGTATGGCCGAGGGTCGCCCTTGCTGTCGTTGAGTTGGACGCTTTTCGTGACCAGCAAGACGCGACTTCCTGACAGCGTATTGCCGAGCAGTCCGAGCGTCATTTTGCAGGCGTCTCCGCCGCTGCTGCGCGCCGGGTCTATCGAAGCGCATGGATTCGGCGATCCAGCCCACTCCACGGTGGTCGCCATCACGTCGCCCTGCACCAAGTCCGCCTCAGATAAGATGCACTCAGGATCGCTGCCTTCGGGCGGCCAGAACCCGCGGCATTGACTCCAATGCACAAGCGAGTCCTCGCCGTTCTGGTGCTTACTCATCGCCACGTCCTCGATCTTCGGCAGGAACGGATACAGCACTTCACCAGCGAGGATGTTCGGCGAAAGCTCTGAGTCGAACCGGATGCAGTAGCCAAGCTGCGTTTTCCACTCGTAATCCTTGTCCGAGATTTCACCCCATCCGTTTTTCGGCGTGCAAAGCATCCCGTGCGGATCGTATTTCGACTTCGGGTTTCCGATGCCGATGAACTGGAACCACTCGTTCTTGGAAAGGTTGCCCGTCGCGAACTTCACAAGCCCCGGAGACAGCTTCGGAAGCTCGTCCGCGATCATAATGACGCGCTTGTTGTGGCAGCCGTCCAGCTTGTCCATGCTCTCCTTTTCGTGAGCAGCTTCGCCGGCCACCAGCGAGATGCCTGATTTGTCCGACATCTTCGCTTCGTTTCCCGGCATCCTTGTCCGCACGATGCCGAGACTGTCCACCAGCTTTCCCGGCATGTCCGGCACGGAGTTGTAGTAGTCCACGATGCTGCCCCAGATGCGCTTCCGTGAGGCTGTCAGCGTGGTGGACGTGACGATGACCATCGTGTTCACTGGGTCGCAAAGCCAGTTCACGATTGCCCATAGTGCCATGCAATCCGACTTGCCCACGTTTCCTGGCCCCGCGATTCCGAGGTATTGCCATTGGCACGCCTGCGCGATCATCGTCTCGGCCCACGGATGGATCTGGAAAAACTTCCGCTTGTTTTTCTTTCCCCACAGCAACTCGACGATCCGCCAGAAATGCCCTGCCTTTCCAAGTCCGCCTTCTTCCTCCTTGTGCCCATATCGGAAGCACTTCAATTCGATGTTCAGATCATCAAATTCGTCAGGCCAGTCGAGTTCGTATTTGCGAGGCACGGGTGGGTTTTTACGTGAAAAGCGTAAAAAGGCAAGACAAAGTAAGCGGTTTGTGCTTTTCTTCCTGAAATGCCTAAAGAAGACGAGAACGTACATCCGTGCCATTGGGGGGTTGATCGACTGGCCGCGTGGTCGAAGGGGACGGATGTTGAGATCACGATAGAGAGCGGACTTGACGAAATCAAACTCGCCCGAAACCGTGCTGCCAACGAGTTCCTAAACCGGATGCGGATGGACAAAAAGGCAGCGATGGAGCGCGTAAAGGAGCGGGTGCGGATGCACTACGAGTCCGGCGCGTCCATGAAGATGATTTGCGACACCTACAAAGTGAAGCGCGTGCTTGTCGAGCGATGGGCTGAGAAGGAGAAGTGGAAGCTGCCGCCTGCGCGCGAGCCGGACAAACCAATGACCCCGAGCGCCAGGGCGTACGATCAGGACGCGATTGCGGAGGATGTGCAAACCGGCATCGTGACGCATCAAAGCGAGGCGCGACTGCCGCTGGCGGTGAGGGAACTGAACGAGCAAAAGCGGCTGATGAACATCCGCGGCGCGCAGTGGGATGAGATTCCGCACGAGAAGGTCGCCCTCGCGCTACGGATGCGCCTCACTCGGCAAGCGCGGCGGATGATCGAGAAGATGGAGACGCTAGACGAGGATGAGATCATTGCGCCTGAGATGATGAAGACGTTCAAGACCATCGCGGAAGTGCTGGATAAAGTTGCGCCGATTCCAGAGGACAAGGCGGTGCGGACAAATTCCCTGCTGCACGTCACGCTATTCAAAGACGACGGCCTGCCGAAAAAAGCGCAGGCGATTGAAATTCCCGCTTGACGCAGTATCGCAAAGCGGTTAGCGAGAACAAATGCAAGATGACACAGAAGCAAATGAGCCAAAAAGGAGGGCGGTCGAAATCGGACAAAAAGCTGCGCGCGGTTCGTCTGAACATCAAGAAAGCTGTGGCAGCAAGGTGGCCTAAGAAACCCGCGAATGACCTTCCAAGTCCTCAGTCCTGACGCAGCTCGGCGCGTTGACCCGCCTGTGTCGCGCTTCCTGCAAACGCTACCGCAAGGCCGCGACATCGCCGTGGTGCCGATCACGCGGCTGGACGACTTCCGGTTCCGCGATGAACTGCGCGGGACGCTTGAAGGCAAGCCGTGGGTGCTGCTAGACTTTTCCGAGTTCGGCCCTGAATGGGATCAGCAAACGAGTCACCTGTGGGGACGTGACCGCCTCGCTCATGGATGGTTCGGCGGCGATGAGTGGGCGAAGCTCGACGCCTTCATTCGCGAGCATCCGCCGATCATCACCTTTCAGCGCGAGCTTCTGCTCAAGGACGTTTCCGACACGATGCAGCCCGTCGAATACCTGAACTACTCCGCACCGATTCAGGCGGAAAACGAGGATCAGTTCAACGCGCGACCGATTGACGTGTTCTTCCAGTGGGGGCTTTCCAATCCGTTTCGTCCGCATCTGCATGGCGAGATTTTCAAGCACTCGCAGCGACTGGGCTACGACGTGTGCAGCCAGCTTGATCACCTCGACCGTTGCATCGCCCGCAAGGACAGACCGAGCATCTGGGCGGCGATTCACACTCCGCACTACGCCCGCGTGAGCAACGACGAGACAATCCGCTGGTTCGGCAAGTCGAAGGTCGTCATTGCAGCGCCGGGGTGTGGGGTGAAGACATTCCGGCATGGCGAGATCAACAACAGCATCATCGCGATGAGGTCGGACAAGCTGGCCTACTCCGTGAACCAGTGCGGGATCGCGCTTGGTGACGCTCCTGTGGATACGTTGTGGGAGGCGGTGCGTGGACGCGACGCCGACTACCTGTATCGAACCTACCTGCTGAACCACGCCGCCGCGGACTCACTACGGCACGAGCGGTACGTGAAGGAGATTTTCATGCCTGCCATCCAGAAACTACTATGAACGCCAACGAAGAAACACGCAACAGAGCGCTGACATCCATCTTTGTTTCCAATGAAAAATTCTGGACAACACTCGGCGCTAAACCGCCGGAAAACCCCACATTTTATCAACTACTCACCATGCGTGAAAACGATGTCACGTTTTACGTATGGGGCGGGAGCGATCACCTTTTTTACTCGCCGGTATCCATAGATCCGGTTGAGGCGATTAACTTTCCTCAACATGGCATGAAGCCTGTCTCGCCAGAACAGATGCGCGAGCAGATGCTCGCGTTGCTCGAAAAGATATTTCCCGGTAACTAAAATGCAAATCGTAACCGTCGCCAACGCCAAACCAGCGGCCTCTTATTTCTGCTTTGATGCCATGCTCGCATCGTGCCGACGCTTCGGGCATGAACCGCTGATTCTCGGATGGGGCCAGCCGTGGGGAGGACTCGGAAACAAGCCGCGACTGCTGCTGAAAGCCATCGAGTCCGGCCAGATCACCGACGACCACATCCTCTTTCTCGACGCCTTCGACACGGTTCTTGCGCGCCCGCCGTGCGACATCATGGCGGCATACGCGGCATACGATGCGCCGATTGTGTGGGGTGCTGAGAGGAACCTGTTCCCTGACATCGGTTGCGACCGCGATGCCGTGTTCCCTGCGTCATCGGGAGGCTTCCGTTACCTCAACAGTGGCGTGTGCGTGGCGCAGACGGAGGCGATGCTCGCGGCGCTCAAACGCATCAAGGCCGACGAGATTCCAGACGATCACAAATCGGCGGACGGAACGCATGACGTGAACCCGAATGATCAGGAAATCTGGCTGCGCGCTTTTGCTGAGTGGCCGAAATCAATGGCCCTCGACACGGGATGCTGCATCGCGCTGAACATGCACGGCGTAAGCGCGGATGATCTGGACATGACCGGCGAGCGCATTCGCGTGAAGGGAATCGGCCCGCGAGTGGAACCGTGCGTGGTTCACTTCAACGGCCCATCAAAATCTGCGGGCTTGCTCGCGCCAGTGCTGGCGAAACTGGGATACTGACCATGCTGAGCTGCATCATCAACCTCGACACCCGCCCGCAGCGCACCACGATGGAGGCGCACAACATGGGCGTGACGTGCTCAGACCTGCTAGTTGGCAACGTAGTGAACAAGCGCCGCTTTTTCCAAGGCTTCGACGCCGAGTTCATTGCCTACATTGACGTTCACGAACCCGTGCCGGAGGACGCGCTGCGCGAACTGAACCGGCTGTGCGACTGCGTGGTGCTTCGTAAGCACTCCAAGAAGTATCGCGGGGCCGATCCGTTCAACGTATTTAACGACATCGCGTATTTGCAGGCGCTCTCGCAGGCGCGCGGAGACTGGGTGGCGCACTTCGATATGGACAGCGTGGCGTTCGCGCGGGACAAGCGCGACGTGGATTATTGGGTCGGACTGGCTGCTGACTACGCATTCGCGTCCTACCCGTCGCCGTGCAGTCCGCGACCAGTTGACGACGCTAGCTTCGGCAAGCACACATGGGTCAGCACGCGGTCTTTTATTTGCCACCGCGGACGCCTGCGCTTTGACGAACTGGAGGCCGGACTACGCGAGCCGAATACGCTCTACGACCGCTACGGGCACCCTCCGCGCAAATGCTGCTGGACCGAGCATTTCCTAAGCCTGATGAACAACGAATCCGTCATCTACCCGCCCCGCTGCGACGACCGGCTACTCATGTTCTGCTGGAGCGCCTATCACCGCGGCGTGATGGAGAAGCTGAACGGGATGAGCTTTGACGAGGTGCGCGATTACGTGCGTCGCTGCGGCGAAATCCAATATCCAAACGACTGCGTAGCCATACCATTATGAACCCAACCGCCCTGTCCCTATTCAAATCCACACCCGGCGCGATGTCATGCGCGGAGGGCGAAGCCCTGTCTCGCCTCGCCGCATCCGCGCCTGCGGGAGCCTGCGTAGAGTGCGGGACGCATAGCGGCAAGAGCGCGATTGCGATTGCAGCAGGGCTAAACAGAGAGCAAGTCCTCAACCTGATTGATCCTGACTTTAAGGTGTCAGAACGTCAAATCACGGAGGCGGTATGGGAGGCTTCATCGAAGAAGGTGGTCGCCGTGCTCTATCAAGGAACTTCCGAAGAAAGAATGCCGCCACTACGAAAGTTCTGCGGCGACTTTGCCTTCGTGTTCCTCGACAGCGGCGACCACTCCTACGAACTGTGTCGCGCCGAGTGCGACATCGTTGCGCCGCACATGGTGAAGGGCGGCATCATCGCCTTCCATGATTTCCGCTCGCAATTCATCGGCGTGGAACGGTGCTACAACGAACTGCTGGCAACCGGCGCGTTCGAGGAAGTCGTTATTCCGTGGAAGGACATCGAGGCGGAGGTCGTCGCTGGCAATCTTGAGGCGGGGAACGATACCTACCACCATACCGAACTGGCAAACCCGATGTTCCTCGGAGCACTTCGCCGCAAATGAACGTAAAGCTAAGCGTATGACCACCCCCCAAGAAACTCTCGAACTCGCGCAAGGCACGGCGTTGAAGTCATGCACTCCAGCGTCCGGTTGCGCCCCATTCTCTCGCGTGTGGGCAATGCCGTCAGGCGATACGTTCAGTGTGCCGCCAATCGGTGACTTCGTGCGCCGGTACCTCTCTGCCGCCAAGGTCTCAATAGACCCGTTCGCACGGAACAAGGCATGGGCGACTCACACCAATGACCTGAATCCAGAGACGACGGCGCAACACCACATGGACGCCGAAGCCTTCCTGCTGATGCTCGGCTCGCAAGGCGTAAAGGCTGACCTGATAATCTTCGACCCGCCCTACTCGCCGCGCCAAATCAGCGAGTGCTACAAATCGGTCGGGCTGGAAGTCGGCATGAAGGAAACCCAAAGCGCGCTGCTATACCAACGCGTTCGCAACGCAATCGTGCCGGTCTGCTCGCCTGACGCCGTGGTGTTGTCATTCGGCTGGAACTCGGTTGGGATGGGTAAGCGCCACGACTTCGAGCAAATCGAAATTATGCTCTGCTGTCACGGTGGGGCGCACAACGACACAATCTGCCTCGCGGAGCGGAGACGCCCCGAACTACAAGGGACGTTCCTATGAGGCACAACATCGGCATCCTCGCCTTCACCACTCCATCCTTCGCGCCCGTCGCCGACATCACGGTGCCAGCGTTCAAGGCTTACTGCGCCATGCACGGATACGCCTTCTGCCTCGCTACCGGCGACGAC